CTCTGAGAGGTGAAATGGCTTCGAATACCACAACCTTACGAGGAGATCTCCAATCCAATGTGACTACTCTGAGAGGTGAAATGACTTCAAATACCACAACCTTACGAGGAGATCTCCAATCCAATGTGACTACTTTGAGAGGTGAAATGGCTTCAAATACCACAACCTTACGAGGAGATCTCCAATCCAATGTGACTACTCTGAGAGGTGAAATGGCTTCGAATACCACAACCTTACGAGGAGATCTCCAATCCAATGTGACTATTTTAAAGGATACGGCAATAACATTCACGGGTATAAAGACATTTCAAGACGATGTCATCCTCGAATCGAACCTCCGTATACAGGGAGATATTCTCGTTGCAAACACAATTAACATGACCGTGTCTGATCCAATTCTAGAACTAGGGTCAAATAACCAAAATACAGGTGATTTGGGTCTCGTGATGACTCGACACGGAACGTCGAATTCAAACGTCGCTGTATTCTTTGATGAAAGTGCAGATGTTCTCAAGTTGGGCTACACACTCAATGGAGCGAATGACTCTACACTCGATTTGGATTCCAATGCATTGGCGGTGAATATACAGGGGGCTTTGACAGCGGCGAGCTTAAGCGGAGATGGTTCAGGTCTCACGAGTTTGAATGCGAGTAATCTTAGTTCAGGGACACTTAATAAAGATAGACTACCCACTACTCTTAATAATACGACGATTGGAAGATTGGCTGTCGGAACGAATGATGTAACTTTAACTGCCAAAGCAAATTATCATGGTTTAAAAATATTAAAAGCATCTGATTCACCCGATGAACCTGCTACATTGTTACTCGCGGGGGATGGTGATGTTTTTGATGATATAGCATTTGAAATACGAGGTAATACAACCGGTTCAACTGTTGATACGTCAACGACTAGAAATTCCGATGATACAACTTTTGCCGTATTGCATACCGGTACTACATACATCGGATACAACAATTTAAATCCCGGAGAAGTCGGTGGAAATTCACAAAGTGGAGATTCGATCTTGAACGTAAACGGTGACATTTCGGCGACTACATTTTCTGGAAATGGCTCGGGTCTCACGAGTTTGAATGCCGATAACCTTGGAAGTGGAACTGTGTCGTCGGATAGACTGAGTTTGGTCGCATCAGACATCCCAAGTCTCGACGCCAATAAGATCACCTCAGGGACACTGAGTGCCGCCCAGATACCCACCACACTCAATAATACAACAATTGAAGATACCGGTTCTGCATTTTTGACTATACATGATTCAAGTGGTGATAATCAAGCAGCGGTATCGTATAAAACAACTAGTTATACGTGGAAAGCTGGAATTCATGGTGGCGATGATGGTAAGTTTAAAATTTCAAAAGATGATTTCGAGACCAATGACTATTTAGTTATAGACACCTCTGGCCAAGTTGGTATAGGGACAACCACCCCACAAGCAAAACTGGACACACGAGGGGACGCCGTATTCGATACGGGCAAAGATGATACCACACTCACAGGACTTTTGAACTACTCGAGTACACAAAGTGCGATAGATGTGGGGGTCGCCCAAGGAGGTAGTGCAGGTAGCATATCAGCATCAACTGATATCAATCCACCCCCAGGTGTCGCTGGTGATGTTATCGCTAAGTTTGTGAATAGTCACACGACTGAGATCTTTACGAGACAGTTTACAGCTCCGCCTCTCAGTATAACTACAGGGGATGTCATTTACTATGGTTTGTGGGTATATGCAACCTTGGATGTTGCTATTGATATTTTCAAATTTGAGGGAACTACTCAAAACACCAACTTCACCGCCATAGGTAACAGCACGTGGACCTGGTATGAAAAAACTATCACATCGACGAGTACAACTTCAAGCCCCGAATTCAGAATTGACAATAATACTCCTGGTAGGACTTACTACTTCACGGGCTTCACAATCCGTAAAAATCCTTCACAGACCACGGGTTTACCCTTTACACCCAGATACTCACCAACTCTCGGAAGAGGGTCTGTATTGAGTACACAGACCCTTGTCGCAAGGGAAGCTACCATTCAAACTCTCACGGGCAACGTCGGGATAGGGGTGACGGATCCCGGCTATAAACTCCACGTGAGTTTTGACAATGTGAATGAAACTTTCATAGATGATGGAAAAATCGTTTTGGGTCGAACAGAAAACATATCGAGAAGACTTACAGCTGAAAATACTGAAGGAGAGGCGTCTGACTACTACCTCTCGAGAGAACACAAATTAGTTCGCAACGCAAATCTAAATTACAGAAATACCGGTGATAACGGTGTAAGGTACGACACACACCGAATCGTCATGGGTTACAGCAATGTTTATGAGATTGGGGACGTTGGTTACTATCCAACGTATCACGCATTGAAATTCCAGGTAGCACCAACTTGGGATGCATCTGAGGACGTGGGCGAACAGGATACAAAAATGATTATACAAGGTAATGGCAACGTCGGGATAGGGACGACGAGTCCGAGTGCTAAATTACATATTAGTAGTGGTACATCCGGTGACTGTGTTTTGAAATTACAAGCCGACACAGACAATAATAACGAAGCTGATAATCCAAGAATTGAGTTCATAACCGATGGAGCATATAATACAGCCATGATCGGCGCTGGACAAATGCCATTTGACACATCAAATTATAACTCACTCGTGCTTGCTGCTTTAAGCATGAGATTTTACACGGGTGTTCAGGATTTTACAGATGAGACTGGCATGCTCGAGCGTATGATTATTAATGATGATGGCAACGTTGGAATTGGGACAACCTCCCCCGGCTACAAGTTGGATGTCAATGGCACCGTCAACACGGGTGCCCTCACGGCGACCTCTGGGACGTTTTCGGGGAACCTCTCAGTAATAGGTAATCAAGAGATTCGGCACCCAACCACAGATAACCGTGGATATGTTGAACTCAGGTTTAATAACAATGGACCAAACCAAGGAAGTGGTGCTGGTCTGCTCCTGGCTTCAGATGAAGTTGCAAGTTTCAACCCAATAGCTATTATCGATACTTGGACATCAGGTGTTTCGGGAGCTCCACCTTTGGTATTTAAAACTCGAGGCACAGAACGAATGCGACTTACAGATAGTGGCGACGTCGGCATCGGGACGGACTCCCCCGGCTACAAGTTGGACATTCACGATAGTACCAAGGCATTAATGAGGCTAAAATGTAATGCATCGTCTGGCGATGGCGACGCTATCTTATATATTGATAGCAGCCAAACTGGCGAAAGTGATATTGATTTTATGCATGATGGTGCATTGAATTGGCGTTTGCGATCAGGTGATGCAGCTGGCACTAATTTCCAAATACACGATGACGACGATACAGCTCGTTTTGTCATTGGACAAGATGGCAACGTCGGCATTGGGACGACAAGTCCCTCTGCACCCTTGCATATATACAGCAATGATAATACAACGACCGATTTTAAAGAACTTTTAAGATTAGAACGTTATGTAACTGATTTTGCCGATCAAGTTGACGAACGCGGTGGATATATATCCATGTACACCAATGACCAGAACTCAAATCTCGGTGAAATAGCTAGGATATCGTTCAGGCAAAAGGGTGAAAACGCATCAACAAATAACGAAAATGATGGAGAGATGGCATTTTGGACAAAACTTAATGACAGTCTTTCGCAGCGCATGGTGATATCCCCGGCAGGTGATGTCGGCATTGGGACAACGAGTCCAGGTGGTAAGCTTCACATATCAAATGCCGGTGCGGTGTACACTGCGATATCAGATACATCGGCTGGAACTGACGCGAAAAACTGGTGGACGTCTGTGAGTGGAAGCCAAATGACCCATTACTTGTCGAATGACGCAAACAATGCATCGCAACCGTACATGAAGATTAACAGAAGTGGATATAGCGTCAGTTCCATCACATTCGACCATGGCAACGTCGGCATTGGGACGGACTCCCCAAATTCAAAATTAGATGTTCGTGGGACTATTTCTACTGGTCGAAATCTCGCGCGAGAATTGGGGACGGTCATCGCTTATAGTAGTCAATACACAACTACTCGCCGAGCTGCAAATATTATAAATGGTGAGAAAAATTATGAAAATACGGATGGTTCTTCCGGTGACTGGATCACAGCAAGTGGGGCACGAACCAATGCTTACGCTGTCATTGATTTAGGAGCTGCATACTCGGTAGATAGAGTCGTTATTTACAATCAAAACGAATATTCCGATTCAAAGAGAGAAGTCAAGGGATTTACACTCCAGGGTTCGTCTGATAATTCAACCTGGGTCGACGTTTTAGTGAACGAATGTGGTCGTTCAAATGGTCACGAAACCAACCCCGGTTGGAGTTTCAGAATCCCACAAAACTGGGATGACGATAACGAAGGTACATCATATCGATACTGGAAATTCATAATGAATACGTTTCATGGTAGCGATAATTACGGTGGTATCATGGAACTTGAATTATATGCAGCGAATGATGCAGTCGACGACGAAGTTTCGACGAGTTCTCTCGTGGCACAAGACGTCTATAGTGAAACTGGAAACTTTAATAGAGGTGTCACCATTGGTAAGGGATACGGTGGTACGAGTACTGGTGAAAGTAATCTATTGGTAAAAGGCAACGTCGGTATAGGCACAACCTCCCCCGACTACACATTGGACGTCCGCGGCACTGCATCTCACGCAGGGTCGGAGCTTATGGCTCGTTGGAATTCACAAAACGAAACGGTGTTCCCTCAAAGTGCTACTGCACAGTACCATAAAATTGCAACTCTAGGTACGACGAGTGATGGTTCAAACGGGGGTAAACTACGAATTTCTGGAACAATTGGGGGATTTGGTGAATCGGCCACTACACTCATAGACGCGTTTGTATCTACAAGAGGTGATCCTTCTTACGGTGGTACACTCCATGGATATGGTGGTGATCCCACAGGTGTAGTTGACATACTTGTGTATAAGGAAGCCAATAATACATTCGCTGTGTGGATTAAGTTGGTACGATTTTTTACGTTTGATTTCACTGTCACCGGTGGGACGATCACAGGTGCAAGTCGCACTCTCGTGCTATTACCATGCCCCGTGACGGACACGAGTGTGGCTACACCAACTGGTACTTTAGAGGGTTCGGTTGTCAGTGCATGCTCCATTGTTTTTACCGCCGATGGCAATGTCGGCATCGGGACGACGAGTCCGAGTGGATTTGAGCTATACAATAAAGAAATGAATCAGACATTTAGAGCTGATGGCAGCAATATACATAAAAATAATAAGTCCTATATAGATTCTAGAGATACTTCGGCACCTAATACACTTACACAAAGGTATGCTGTGAGTGCAGCCAATGATTCCGGTGAGTCCGCGGAATTTTCGGAACTCGTTATAGGTGCAACTGCGGACGAAAACTCCTCGCTACCTGGTTCTTCGTTTATTTCATTTTCAGATAATAGAAAGTTATATTTGGGTTCTCACCCAGTGGAAGACTTTATGTCTGATTGGACCACTGTGTCCAACCAGGCATATCCGAGAATGGGAAGTAATACATTTGCACCCCACGTGACATTGCTACCTTCTGGCAACTTCGGCATTGGGACGACCTCTCCCGGCTACAATTTGGACGTTAATGGCACCGTCAATACAGGTGCCCTCACGGCGACGTCTGGGGACTTTTCGACCACTCTCACAGTAGATGGCGAAGTTACTACAAAATCAAATGTATCCCTTGGAGTGATGAGTGGTCACGAAACAGAAGGAACGTTGAAATTTGCTCGAGCCGATGGCACTGACAGAGTTCACAACATAAAAGTGTATAATTCATCCACACAAGCCAGTAACTATATGAAGTTTCAGATACACGCTGGTGGTGCCGGCACAGGTGCATTGACTGATAACGTGTTATATCTTAGAGGCGACGGTAACGTCGGCATTGGGACGACGAGTCCAAGGGCGAATCTGGATGTGTACGGTGATTTGATCGTCGCCAAAGCGGATAACACGGGTCGGATTACTACAGGTGCAGTACAAACCAACCCGACAACTCGCCTCAGTAATTACGTAATTGGAAATTCCACAACTGTGAACAACGCCGGGTCGACGCCCGTGTACGCACCTAATTTAGCGTTTACACCAAACGCGATAAACGGTGGCGTTTTATGGGCGACTGAGGGGTACGGAGAACCAACCCTATACGGTGGCGATCTCGTACTGTACGGCGGTGACATCAACGCGTCTGGAAATAACGGTACCGGAGCAGGGCAATATTACGCGGGGCACACATATATACAGGGGGGTATAGCCTTTACCGGCAGTAGTGTAGGTGGCTCTGGTCGCACGTACAATGGGTCCATTTATTTCCAAACAGGTGTCGACGACACCACGTCGAGCACAAATACTGAGAGATACATTCGCATGAGTATTAAACCTGGTGGCGACATCGGCATTGGGACGACGAATCCAGGGGCTAAATTGCACATATACACGGGTTCTACGAGTAAAGTCGGTTTGTCACTTGATAGATATGCAAGTGGTAATTACAGAACCGATATTCACCAAAACGCGTACGGGCCCGATTTCAGGGTTGGATATGCTGGATACACACCCGAAAGTATCTTGTATCTTAAACGACGTAGTGATGGTAGTAAAGAAGTCCAAATTAACGGCAACGTCGGGATTGGGACGACGAGTCCGGGTGCTACATTAGATGTGAATGGAACAATCAGGACATCAACTACTAGTACAAACATAGTTACTGGTTCAGGCTCAGATGTTACAATTAATAGTGGCACACCAACAACTTTTGCGAGTGTTAGTATAACAACACGAGGAAACAAGGTTTTAATAATATGTAGCGGAGATCTTCAACCAGCTAATGGCACAACCGATTGGTTAGATATGGTATTTTATAGAGGGACTACTGCCATTGGTAAAGTACACAGATATCACCCGGGTACAGCTGGTTCAACAAATCAAGTATTTGCGATGCACGTCATTGACCAACCTTCGGCGGGTACCTACACATACTACGCAAAAGGTTTCATAGGTTCTGGTGGTACATTTTTTGGCGAAAACGATAACCCACAAATTACTGCGATTGAATTCTTGTAAAAAAACCTCATATAAAAATAATGGTTACATACGCTGTCATCAACAAACAAACACTACATGTAGAGTCTACATACGGAGAAGGATTAAAAGAGGCTCTACTATTAGATTTTCCACTTGAAAATCACGAACATGTAATTATACCTAACGATATGAACAGGCACACATTAAAGGGTGAATACAACAATGGTAATTATATTTTAGTAAATGATATAGAAATATTACTTTCAAGATTAAGAGAGCGGCGAGATACTCTTCTTGACAAGACAGATAAGTATGCGACGACCGACTTTCCCCACGCCAGTGAGGAAGCCAAACAAGCCTGGCTCGACTACCGCCAAGCCCTCCGCGACCTCCCCACGAACACCACGGACCCAGAAAATCCCGTGTGGCCCACCCCCCCTAACTAACCCCAAGTAACTACGTCACTTGCATTTAATAATTCTCTCCCGATATATTAAATGGCCATAAACCCAAATAATGGTGTGCTTGATATTATCAATGGTGTACTCAAAGTCTCCAGTATAGACATCAAGCAGGCCGGTGGTTTCACGACTGCCATAAATACCGTAGCGCGGAATGACGTCCTTCTCTACGACGACCAGGATCCTAACACAACGTTTACACCCCTACAGAATGAGGGGTACAGCTCTGTGACCGGTGTCACACGGGACACCACAGCCATAGATTTCAACGATGGGTGGGTCTATTGGCCTCTCCAGCTCCCTAACTCGTGGCACACGGAATTCGACATGCACGTGACGACGACGGGTGGTGTCCTCACCTACAGCCTCTTCAATACCACCGAACCCAATCACACGGATTACACTAACAACGACGGTGGGTACAAGATTGTGTTCGATAACACCCAAAACAAAATCGATGTTCGTTGGCAAGGTTCCGTCCATGCCACGACCTCAGCCAACATCCGCTCAACGGAATGGCAACACGTGAATATTAACTATTTTGAGGGTGCGATGTCCATTTCCCTCGCAGGGAAGGTTGTTTTGAGTCACAAATTTACCGAAAACTACCAGGAGTTTGATTCACGGTATGTGGGTTTCTCTGCCACCACGGGGGCGTCCCACAAGATTCGACACCTCATCGTACACAACAGTGATAAGTGGCTCTATACGAAGACGTCCAACGCCTCGGACATTACATACATATCTGGTAATGTCGGTATTGGAACACTCGAACCCACGGAACTCCTCGACGTTCACGGGAACGTCCATGTGGCTAAGGATCTCACGGTCGATGGAAATCTCACGGTTTCGGGAACCACCACATTCATCGATACGACGAATATGTCCATAGAAGATCCAATCATCGAACTCGCGAAGGGGAATACGAGTGATACCACCGACGCGGGTCTCGTTATCACGAGACCTACGTCAAACGTCGCAGTGGCGTTCAGAGGTGACGAAGATGAATTGGCGATTGGGTACACACAAAGTAGTGCCTCGGATGTGGATGTGAC